TTGCATGGTTCCACCGAGCTAACACAGGCTATTCTTATCTCGATTCCATAAACGGGAGAGAGCATATATGTAAAGTTATCGCTGGTGTACTCAGAGAATTACAGAAGAACGCTCATGGCTATCCATCGACACTCGTTGAGGAGTCAATGTGTCGTAAGAAACCTGAGCGTTATGATATCGAGGGTCTTGAACACTGGAAGCACTGGTTAGGGGTTAAAGCGGCGTGGTTTGAGTGGTATGCGAATGAGGAAGCACATCTTTCATTAGATGGTAGTGAGTCCCCAGAAAGGGTTATGCAAGTTATTTCGGAATTTGAAAAGAAAGAGAAATATTTTTTAGAGGAGGTACTCCCAGACTTTTCGCGGTACTTTGGGCATTTGTGGGATTAATAATATGGGGCAAATTAGAACAAAAGTTTACGGCCCACCAGGAACGGGAAAAACGACACATTGTTTGAATCTCTTGGTCGAGGCGTTAAAGCAGGGCCAGTCGGTTCTCTTTGTGTCATTTACTCGCGCCGCGATGTTAGAGGCGAAACGGAGAGCCGTGGCAACTTTCGGGAGTTTACCGGAGTTTCTGACGATCAGTACGATTCACGCGCTCTGTATGCGGAGTCTCGGTATATCAAAAGAGTGTCTGTTTGAGGATTTTTATGCGAAGCGTGAATTTTATCAGAACTTTTCATTTGGCGGCATGACAAATGAGAAGATTGCCCATGCTATATCTAATTATCAACGGGTACGAAATAGCGGGGTAGAGCCAGATATTTATGCAATGGATGAATTAGAGCAGCACGATGATCCGTTCAGTGAGGCGGGTGTGCAGGGGGCTATTATCTCCTATTATAATCAATGGAAAAAGAACACGGCCCGTATAGATTTTACAGATATTCTGCAGCGGGTTGCGAACGGGGAAGGAGAGATTCCTGCCTTCGATAGCATCATTATTGACGAAGCCCAGGATTTAACCCCGCTGCAATGGCAGGTTATGGAGCGTGTTTATGACGGCTCTAATTTTGTCTATGTCGTGGGGGACGACGACCAGAGTATCTATGATTTTCTTGGTGCTGATGTGACTCATTTTCTTGAATGGCCGTGCAACCAGTCTATCCAACTAGACATCACCTATCGATTGCCTCCGAATTTGTTAGACTACTCCTTGTTAATGGCGAAGAGAATTAAATATAGAAAAGAAAAAGCCGTTCGGTCTGCTCATAAGTACAATGGTGGCATTTATACAGCGCAACTTTCTGAATCTATGTGGTTTAATAATCAGAAATCGTCAGAACTCTACTTAGTACGAAATGAATACATGCTCAAGCAACTACAAGACATTTTGTTACGGCGGGGCATTCCCTATAGTGGTAGACGCTCCCCATTTATGCTTCCCGCAGTTCAAAACCTTCCGACGCTTCTTCACTGGCAGAATCATACACTGTCTTCTGTGGATTGGCGTATTCTTAAAAAACATTTACCGGACACGTTCGTAACGAGAATCGAGACGGAGTTTCCTAAAGTTCTCGATTTACAGAGTGACGTATCGGTTCCTCCTCTTGAAAAGATTTTCCATCGTTCTATGTTCACATCAGAGTCCTGGTGGGAGTTCTTTTTGCCGATACTGCATCCTAAAGTAGTGTCTGGAATGAAACTAGCCCTGAAATCAGTGGGCTTGAATAAAATGCTCAATCCAACATTAGAACTGTCTACTATTCATGGGGCCAAAGGAAAGGAAGCTGACCGAGTATACGTATGCGGGGGTTTAACCTCTCGTTTAATGAATCTAATGGATACGTCGGATAATGAGCATCGGGTGTTCTATGTCGGTATTACTCGCGCTAAGAACGAACTGTTTTTAGTTGATGATGATACGGCGGGTGTTGAAAGTTATACTTTTCCTTACTGTGCGTAATAGGAGGGTGCTATGTCTGTATTTCCCCCAATTTGGTTGTCGCCTACAACTTTGAATATGGTGCGTGACTGTCCCCGGTGCTTATGGGACCATCTGCTCTGGAAGCAAAAGCGGCCACACGGCCCGTTTCCTACGCTTCCAAGAGGGGTAGATGAAGCAATGAAGAGGTACTGCGATCAGCACAGAGGTACCTTGCCTCCTGCTCTTAAAGCAGCCTCGGCATTGTGCCCGACCCTCTTAGACTACTCGCTACATAATGACCAAAGATGGATTAATACGCTTAGGGAGTGGCGCGGGGGGATTTCCACAACCATCCGTCTTGATGGGCAGATTTATAAGCTGGTGGGTTCAGTCGATGATTTGCTCATTAGAGATTCGGACGGAGCAATCGCACAGATTGACGGTAAATCGAAAGGGAAAGCACCAGAGCCAGGAGAGGGCGAAAAGTATTACGGGGCACAAATGGATGCCTACGACCTTATTTTTAGGGAGAATGGTTTTATTCCAGCAGGGGAAGCCTTCTTGTGGTATGTCATACCTGTCTCGTTTGAAGATCGGAATGTCGTTAATACTCCGAACCCATCTGCGAATATTATCTTTGACCAAACGATTCAGAGAATGGAGTCAAATGCAGATAGAGCAATGGAGCAAATTATCGCCATACATAAATTGCTCGTCGATCACCCAGACAGGACAAAACCACCAGTGAGTGGCGGAACATGCGAGTACTGTTCGTTCGCTGGTAGAGGGTAGTTAATAGAAAGGATAAATCTGTGGCGTACACATTACCTAGGCCGTTTTCTTTAGCTAATTACGATAAGATATATCTGGATATTGAAACAACGGGGCTGGATATTTACAAAGAAGATAAAGTAATCGGTATTGCTTTAGGAGTTGAAACAGGTGCGAGGGACGCAGAATTTCGTTATTATCCTATGCGTCATAGGAGTGGTCAGAACATTAATCCAGAAGATGTCTATAATTGGCTACGAGCAGAGTTACGTAACAAAACAATTATCGGGCACAACATTGGTTCGTTTGATTTACCAAAGCTAAAATTAGAGGGGTTAGATTTACTCCTTCACGGTAATTCATTTCGAGATACAATGCTCGCGGCTATTTTGCACATGCCTAATGCTACTAGCCACTCTCTGGATAGTGTAGCTAGAGAGTATTTAGGAGAAGAAGAACAGAAAGTTAAGGGGCTGGATAAAGAGCGGTTGGCTGACTATTTCCCCGAAGAAGTAGCACAGTATGCAACTCAAGATGTTCGGCTGTGTTGGCTACTTGACCCTATTCAACGGGGGCACTTGGCAGCGCGTCAGTTGACAGAGATTTATAATCTGGAATGTCGGACAATTAAGCCCGTTGTAGAAATGCAAGCAAACGGGTTGTTGTTCGACTATAAGAAAGCCGAATCTTGGGTAGACCCAGTACGGAAGGCTTTGGCTGAAGCTCAAGCACAAATTGGCGGTATTAATTTTAATGCTCCTAAACAGATTCAGCAACGGTGCGACCAACTAGGTATTATCTATCCGTATAACTGGAAGTGTCCAGAGCCAACTTGTGAGGAAGCTTTTGCGGATTTTAAAGTATCGGACAAAACGTATGTGTGCTGGAAATGCCAAAAGGAAATGGTTGCTACCTCCCCGCATTTTGGAAAGAAGTACTTACTAGGTAGTACACACCCATTTTTACGCGGGGTTATTGCAGGTAGGCAACTGTACAAACTTCTTCATACATTCTTATCGCCGTGGCTCAATAATATTGACCCTGCTAATCCTATATTGCACTATAATCTCCATCAATTACGGGAGCGGTCTGAAGAAGGTTCTTCATCTGGTGCAGTATCCGGTCGTTTCTCTTGCTCATCTATTGGGTCTGGTGCCCAACCTCAACAAGTGTGGTCGCCCGATAATCAGCGGGAAGAAATCGGGGATATGTTTATCCTGCGTTCGTTGTTTATTCCAGAATCGGGGTATTTCCTAAGTACAGATGCCGAGCAAATTGAGTTTCGTTTGTTTGCTCATTTTTCTAATAATGACGAGTTGTTGAAAGCATATCAGGACGATCCTACAGTGAATTTCCATCGGTATGTTTCAGAGCATATTCTTAAAGGGAAAATTTCATATAAACGCACCAAGAATGTCAACTTCGGTATTCTGTACAATATGGGACCATCGAAACTTGCTAGAGAACTCGGTATCCCAACATCAGAAGCCACTGAACTTATGGATATTCACCACGAGCATTTTCCTGCTGCAAAAGAAGTACGCAACCTGTATAAACGGGAAGCCCAATTAGGTAATCCGACTATTACAATCGGAGGAAGGAGGTTTGATTGGCCGAAAGAGTCAAGGACAAAAGCATACGTTGCATTGAACCGTTTAATTCAAGGGTCTGCTGCCGATATTATGAAGATGGCCCTTGTAGAAGCCTATGAAGGGGGCTATTTTACCAAAATGCGCTTAACCGTTCACGATGAATTAGACGGGGATATTGCTTCACCAGAGGCAGCAAGAGCACTTCAAGATGCCCTTTCCTCACCAAAACTTACCAACCATAAATTAAAGGTTCCTTTGCTGTGGTCAACGAAAGTAGGCCCTAATTGGTATGGTGCGTAACAGAAAGGATTTGTATGATCGAGTCCCTTTTGCTATATACGGTGCTCACTATGCCAAAGAAAGTTGTGACTACAGGTTATTGTGCTGTGCCGCCATGCGTTTCACAGCATTATGCCGATGGTTTTACAGCAAGCGGCACTCGCGCTCAAAAAGGCTCCTGCGCGGCGGATTGGCGTATCTATCCCAAATTTTCATTGTGGTTTATTCCTGGCTACGGTATCTGCCGTATCGAGGATACGGGCAACCTTGTCCGTGGGCATCACATCGATTTGTTTTTTGACAATATTGAAGAAGCAAGACAGTGGGGGCGTAAAAAACTAACTATAAGGAGGGTAAAAATGTTAGTCAACGAACGGGAATTGGAACGACTTACGGAAGATAATACGACAGTTGCAAAGTGGGCATTAGAGACGTTCGGAAAACCTAACCCGTTATCCGTATTACGTCGATTGTGCGACGAGGTATTGGAGGGCATGGAAGTATGCGTGGTAACGAATACAGCAACCCGTACCATGTTTAATGCTATGCGGGAAGGTTTAAAGTCCCTCGATAGATATGCTTTGCCTCAAGAAGAACTTGAAAAAAGGAAAGAGACAATAGCAATGGAACTAGCAGATGCACAGATTGTTACGTACCATGCTGAAGGTGTATTAGGAGTGAACCTTCCTGCAATCGTACAGCGTAAAATGGAAATTAATCGAAATAGACGTTGGAAAATTAATGCCGATCAAACGGGCCAGCATATTGAGGAAGGAGAGATAGAGTAATGTCTATGCACCAAATTCTACACCCAAAGTTTGTCGAGCAGTTTGCTAAAGTGAGGAATATGACGTTGTTAGGTGAAGTCACCTATTGGCGTACTTATTCACGAAATATGTGGGAAGAGGGACGAAAAGAACAGTGGCACGAAACCGTTGCGCGTGTCGTAAATGGTGTGTTCTACCATTTACGTCTACATTGCCAAATGAACAACCGCACATGGGATGCAACACGCGCTGAACGAACAGCGCAAGAGATGTTTAGGCGTATTGTGACTTTTAAATTCACCCCTCCTGGTCGAGGTCTTTTTGCAATGGGGTCTGAAGCCGTGTTCTCACATGGGGGGGCTGTGCTTAATAACTGTGCTTTTGTGTCAACTCGCAATATGGTTCCTGAGACATTTTCAAAGATGATGGATATGACCATGCTTGGTGTAGGAGTGGGGTTCGATACAAAAGGCGCAGGTAAAGTGCGGATTACATCCCCTAAAGAGTCTGCTGGAATATCTCTGCATATTATTCCAGATACCCGCGAAGGGTGGGTAGAGTCCGTGTGTACTTTGTTATATTCATATATGTCCGAAGGTGAGCACCCCACCGTACAATTTGATTACTCTAAAATTAGATCAGCAGGAGTCCCTATCAAGAGATTCGGTGGAGTAAGTAGCGGCCCAGAGCCGTTAAAACGACTACATGATAGTATCCGCGTACTATGTAATACGTACAACTTAAAACAAGCCGATAGTACGTTTATCGTTGATTTGTGTAATTTAGTCGGGCGTTGCGTAGTTTCAGGAAACGTCCGTCGTTCTGCTCAAATTGCTTTAGGGGACGCTTCCGATAAACCATTTCTGAATTTGAAGATGGATTCCTCGAAAGTTGCTGAATACCGTTCGTTCTCTAATAATTCGATTCTTGCTCATGTGGGTATGGACTATAAAGATGTTGTACCTATGACAGCCCATAATGGAGAACCCGGTTACTTCTGGCTAGATAATGCGAGAATGTTTGGTAGAATGAACGGGCAGACTTCTTCCAGAACAGATTTTTTAGCAATGGGTACTAATCCTTGTAGTGAACAGACATTGGAAGATGAAGAACTTTGCTGTCTCGTAGAGACATATCCTTCACGGCATGAAACACTCGACGATTACTTGCACACGTTGAAACTCGCCTATCTCTACGCTAAGACAGTCACACTTGTCAAAACCGGATTTGACAAGACAGATGAGATTATTGCGAGAAACAGACGTATTGGTACAAGTATGTCGGGGGTTGTACAGGCAATAGAAAAGCATGGTGCGGCTAATTTTATTCGTTGGTGTAGTCGTGGGTATGATTTTTTAACAGGATTAGATGCAAGTTACTCGGATTGGCTTGGGGTTCCTGAGTCCATTAAGCGTACATCGGTGAAGCCCTCTGGAACAGTATCTATTTTAGCGAATGTCTCTCCTGGTATTCACTACCCACATTCACAGTACTATATTAGGAGGGTACGTTTTTCTCGTAACTCTCCTCTTTTGTATCATCTTATTCAAGGAGGGTATAAAGTCGTACCAGATATTTACGGGCAGAATCCCGCTGACCCTGATACATACGTTGTCGAGTTTCCTATTCACGAGCCATATTTTAAAAAGGGTAAACAACAAGCATCTATGTGGGAGCAACTTGCCCTCGCTGAATTGATGCAAAAATATTGGGCAGATAATCAAGTCTCTGTTACAGTCAACTTTAAAACAGAAGAAGCAAGGGATATTGCCCTCGCGTTAGAGATTTATCAAACTAAACTAAAATCTGTAAGTTTTCTGCCTAATATGTCGGAAGAACACTACGCATTGATGCCCTACGAGTCTATCTCGCGGGACAGATATGGAGAAATACTGAGTAAAACACGCGATATTCAGTTGCCATACAACACTCTCGATCTACGTCAAGAAGATTTACCGAAGGGTTGTGATACTGATAGTTGCGAATTGTCTAAACCATAAGGAGGACAGAACCGTGTACGATGGATTAGGGCGGATTGACAGGCTCTCGTTTGTGCCTCTTACTGCATGGGATGATTTGGTAAATGTATCTGATAGACTTGTAGAAGAGGTCCACAAATCTAATCTTACTGGCATCGTCGATCAAACTAGGAAATTACAAGATACACTAAAGTACGTAAGGAGTTTTGGTGATGGAAAAGTACCCTAAAGCAAATTGGGCAGTTCAGCAAATTATTCGTTCTGACCGATACGATAAATGCGTAGAGGATATATGTAAGCATGGAGTAGGCCACCCAAATAAACATTGGCTCGCTAAACAAGTCGCTGAACATCATGGCGTACATGGGTGTGATGGGTGTTGTTCAAATGGAGGTAAACAATGGCCGTAAAACCGGAAAATGCCTTTAGGAAATGGTTTATTTCCGCCTTTACAACCGCAGTAACAGGGGTGTATGATGCTCCGGTACGTTTCCAAAAACATGCGGATTACGCTACACAAGGCGTACCGGATTTAGATATGTCTATTAATGGCATTACATGTTGGTTAGAAATTAAGTTTCTGCCTTCCTGTAGTGAGAAAGGAAGAGTACTGAATGTTACTCCGCTTCAAAAAGAAAACCTGCTCAGTGCTTATCGAGCAGGAGTCCCTGCGGGAGTACTTGTTGGCATTAAATCTCCGAAAGACCAAAAATCGAAAGGGCTATATCTCTTGGCTTTTTTCACAGCCGATCAAATTCCTGAGAAAGTTTATGAAGCGGATTTTGAATCCCTCGCCTGGGTTAAAAACGAACTCTACACTCTTTTACGCCACTCGGCGGCTACTTCTTTTGACCTGTTTTACCACAATAAGCCTCCTACTACCGACGATAGTGAAGTCGGAGGTTGCTAATCCATGTTGGATAAACTATAAGACACTGACACATAAACAGTATGACGAAACGAATTATAGTGTGGGGCTTGAGGTTCATTACTATGATCTTAATGACGATGGGGCGACGGATACATTGGTGTACTATCAGATTCTAACGGAGGGGCAAGCTGATTTAGTGTATTCACTTAACACTGTACCTCTCTTTATTGCGCTCGACGTAGATCAAGATGGGGAGGTAGATATTATGGGGGTGTACGATGATGAAATGGGTACGTGCAAAATTTACTAATCAACCGCTAGGTACAGCGATTGATCTAGTTGGTGTTCTTGGAGCAACGATTATCTTTCTCGTCACTTTGCTCATGTTGTCTGTTGGCATCGGTCATGCACAGACAGGTACGACTTCTTTAACGCTCACATGGGACGCAAACCCTACTACGGATCAAGTAGTAGGCTACCGTATCTTTAGGGGTACGCTGGATTGTGCTGCTCAGGGTCCACTACAGCCACTTAACGATCTTTTTGGCTCTCAAGTCACGGTTCTTTCTCCCTCGACCACGTATAAAGATAACTCTGTTCCTGCGATCAATGGACGATACTGCTATGAGATTACCGCGTATAATGCTGGAAATCTTGAGTCTGGTAGGAGCAATCGAGCGTCGATTGACCTATTTATAAACCCTCCGTCAGCCCCCCAAAACCTTCGCGTTGCGATTCCGTAAAGGGGTTTTGGCGGTGGCTATGCAAATGGAGTGGAGTAAAATTTAGACTATGACACAACGAGTAATGATTCTTCGTGAGCCTTGTTTTAAATGTGACGGAGCACTAACAGAAGCATATATCAACGATAAGTTCTATGATTGGTTTCGATGTATTAACTGCGGCAAGCAGTATAAGTACCCTAAAAAACCGAGCACATACCAAAGATGATAGAACTTAATATTAAAGACCTACCTCTGTATCCGCAGGGAGTAGTACTAACTGGGGAAGTAGGGGTCCAGTATATTGATGGAAAGTGGGAACGAGATGGTCAAAAACTCCTCTGTCCCCTTAGCTATCTTGTTGCTAAATACCAACCTCAAACGAGTTCTTGGCTAAGTGCTGTGTGTCAAGTAACAGGTTGGACGCAAGTTAGAGTACTTACATTTAAACTAACGATGGGGAGAGCACATGGACTCATTACCGCAAAGAGTCAAGAGGCCAAAAAAGGGGCTACAGACGCAGCCCTGTACGATCTCTTGTACCAGTTTTCTCGGAAGAGTCATGGTACAAGGTAAGTTGTTTCTTGAGCAAAGAGACTCTGAAGGAGATTTCCAATTAACCTCCTCTCAGTACCTATGTGCTTGTGCTTATGCAAATGGCGTAATACAGGCTCTATACTCCCCGGATAAATTTCGGTTCTTTCAAATCGTGTAGGAGGCTATATGTATGACCCATTACAACATTTAGCTGAACCAGAGATAGTCACTTTAAGACAGAACTATATGGACCTTCAACGAGAATACGAAGTACTCAAAAGAGAAAATGAGCGGTTAAAGGTATACCTCGATCAATTATCAAAATTACTCACACCAAAACCTTAAGGAGCAAAATGAAAATTGCACTTACAGGGGCAGGAGGAACAGGGAAGACTACCCTCGCTCGCTACCTTTCTGATAAATGGGGCATACCATATTTAGGCGGTGTAGGTAGGGAAGTCATGGAAGAAATGGGTGTACAAGGAGAGCCAGCCCAAGAATTGATGTCTAAAGAATCACTTTTAATATTGCAGTATAAAATTTTTGAGCGTCTACAAGCTAAAAGAAAACAAACCACTTCGTATGTTACAGATCGTTGTATTCTTGATAATTTTGTGTACGCGCTACGCCATTGCGGAACCGTTATCAATCCTAATCTACTTAAAGAGTGGAGGGAAATAGCCCTTGCAGATTTATATGCGAATGACCTTGTTTTCTATGCCCCTACTGGACTTATACCTGTCGAAAGGGATGGGGTAAGGATAGATTCTGAAGCTCACCAGGAGCTTATAGATAGTTCAATATTTGGTTTGTTGTGTAAACATGGGTGGGATAGAGGCTGCTCGCATATCTATATACTACAGACAGGGGAAAGAGAAAGAAGGCAGAATTTTTGTAACGCATTAATCTCAGAAAAATTTGCTATCGATTCAACCGAATTTTGAAAGTATTAAACTTATAGCCCCTGTAGTCATAGATGCTATAGTTGCCCATAAAAGTTTCCAGATATTACCTATCTTAGCTGAATTATCGTGTACCTTTGTTACCATTCCGGTCACTGAACCAGACCCGTAAATCTGCTCTTGAATCCTCCTGAAGTCGGCATGAATAGCGTCATCAATAGCTTTATGTTCTCGGAGTTCAGCAATAAGCTGTGTCAAAGAATGCTGGTTCTCTCTAAAGAGAACCGCATTCTCTTTGACAAGCTGCTCTAATTGCTCAACATCTTTCGATAATGACATAATCAACACTTCTGGAGATTCCAAAGCCATACCCTCACCTTAGACGATTCTAAACCATTCTGTGCCGTTACAAAACACCATCGCTACATCGTACTGAGTCGATAGTGACACACTGGCACTTCCGTTAATATTAGCCCCGTTACCGCTAAGTGTCACCGCGTTACCGGAAGCATCTTTCTTCATTACAACGAGCACTCGGTCTGTGTTACTCCCGACTGCGGGGAGATTAAGTGTAAACGCCCCGCCAGTCGCATCTCCGGTAACAATAGTTTCGTCACCTATCGTAGTCGGCCCAGAGGAATAGTTAGCTACTTTAAGTCCCGTAGCACCTAATACATGAAACAGGAAACTTGGTGCTCCACCAAATCCGAACTTTTGGTCTGTTGCACTGTTCCCGAACTGCACTGTATCACTGGTATTAACTTTAAAAATATTGACGTTTGCACTATTGGCGTTATCACGCCCAACAAGAAACTTATTATTAGCAATCCTAACAGGTGTACCTGGAAGGATGAAAATGTCGGAGCTATCTAAAGATATTCCGTAGTCTGCTGAGTTACCATTATCTCTCCAATTAATACTCTGAGTATTGCCAAGTCGTACTACACCAGCGGAAGCAGGATTTGTAGCTGTACCTTTTAGAGCTGTACCAATAGTGAGCAAGTCTATTGTGGGAGATGCTGTCCAAGCTGGAAGTCCACCTGCAACGGTTAGAATTGCATTCGTAGCTCCAATACCAAGTTTAGATAGAGCAGTAGTGGCACTGGCATACAGTATATCTCCAATAGTATAGGAGGATTGCCCTGTTCCGCCTTTTGCTGCTGTCAGTGCCCCTGTAACGATGGACGTAGTAAGATCAATTTGCGATAACGGAGTACAGAAAGCCGCTGTAACTGGAGCAAGAACGGTGTCTCCTATTGACCAGCTTGCCGCTGATGTACTTTCTTGCGCCCTGGTAATGGTGAGGGTGCCGCCCGATCTTGCTGTAATATGTACGATCTCAAAAGCGGTACCATTATCTATTACGGCTACTTGCCAGTCCCCCCCAGAAGGACTACCGAACTTCGACCCATCGGCAACAGTCGCAGAGGTAGCCCCCGCTGATAAAGACGCGGTGAGAGTCGTTTTGGCAAAATTTGTGTAGATTGCTTTAGCCATAGTGCTCCTAGTGTATCAAATTCTTAGAGATTTATGAAGAAAATACCAGTGCCAGCAAATCCGATATTGAGCGCACCACCGTCTGTTGCTTTTGGACCTAATTGAATGTATACGAGAAGCGGAGCAGTTGTATCTGTCCCTGTATGACGGAAAATTACTGCCCCACCAATCGTTTCTCCAGCAGCGAGACTCGCCCAACTTACATCGTTTGCATCAAAATATACCGAAGAACCGGAGATACCGACAGCTTCATTGGCTAACGCAATACGTGCATAGCCGGTCACAGTGAGTTCGTGTGATGCTGGATCATTTGATGTACCATCGTCCACAAATGTATGACCTACAGAGTATGTATAGGTATCCTTCACTAACATAATCCGCATATCCGAACTATCAAGGTCTGTATTGTTCTTGAGGACATCCTCAATGCCTTTTGTATAACACCCACTCGCCATGCTGCCTCCTTTTACGGTAACAATGCGGGGTCTTGTGGAGACACCCCAGGTATGCCGTGTCGTGCTACTTGTGATTCACGAATATTCGCCTCAGCTTGATTTGGTAAGTCTCGATAGCCAAATTTTACTGCTGGTGTCGGTATCGTAACAGAGAGTACGATTGACCCTAAATTACTAAATTGAGCATACACAGGCATTCCCTGTCTCTCATAATCCAGAGAACCAGGGTCGCCTAGGGCAGCATTCATCCAGGTAATAACAGGATAGCCGCTCTTTTCGTAATCGAGGGTGCCTATTTCAAGTCCAGGTAATGCCATTGTTACGCCTGTGACGCGGAGAAGTCGTCAATATACAAACTGTATGACGTTCCACCGTCCGTTGTATAGCACAGAACTTCAACTTCAACAGTCCCCGTTTCGGTTGGTGTAAACGTGACTGTCTGTTCTTCCCATGTATCTACTGCTGCGGTAATAGAGTCTGACACATCCGAAGCGACTCCCGCAATCTGTGCCCCTC